TCTTCCCCACCTCTAATAAGTTTTGGTCTACCTACAGCAGGCGCAAAAATTATTTCTAGAGTTTATAAATTTGCTGTTACTGTAAGCAACGGTGAAGAAACTGATACCAAAAATTATACCATATTAGTCAAGAGTGAAGATTCTCTACGTGTTGACACTACATTTATCAGTTCTGATACTGAAGATTTTGACACTAGTAAAACGTATGTACAATCCCCAATTTGGATAAGTCCAAATGTTCTTCCTACTATAAAGGGTGATAATAATTTTATATACGATTTAGAAGTATTTGATCCAACTCCAAGTATTGGAAAAATATATTTTAGTTTGATGGATATAAACTTTGATGGAACAGAATCTCAACTTGGGCCAGCTGACGAAATAAAAAATGCAGTTGAGTATCAAATAGTGTCTATTGATTTAACTAGACCTGCATCAATAACACTTACACAATCTAGAGTTTTTAATGATGGTGATAGAATTAAGTTGTCTGGAATTTCTGGAACTACTCAGTTAAACAACGGAATTTTTTATGTCAAAGTAGTTGATCCTTTCAAATATCAATTATTTTCTGATAGACTTTTAATAAATCCAATAGATGCGTTACTATATACACCATTTACAGGCACAGGCTTTGCACGTTTCCAATCAAATTATCTAAATTTAGATTTTGATGGAGGTGAAATAAGTGGGTTCATTCCTTATCAACCTAGTATTACAAGAACATATAATTTTACAGTTAAATCTGTTCGAGTGATAGACGATGTTGAAGTTGCCAGTGTTTTTAAACAATTTGAACTAACTGTTAAAGGAAATATTGAAGGCGAAATAACATTTAATAGTCCTTCATTATTGGGAAGTATTAGTCCAAACGAACAATCATTATTTGAAGTTGAAGCAACTTCAACTATTCCTTCCAGCTCTATACTTTATTCTTTAGTTCCTGGTTATGGAAAAACTAGTAAAACAAATTATATAGAACTTGATTTCAATGAACAAAATGGAAAAATTTATGTGGAAGGATATGGATTAAATCCATTTCTAACTCTAGAAAAAGGGCAAACTTACAAAATAAATGTTTCTATTAGTAACTTTACAATAAGTTTTAGAAACAGTGATAACACCTATTATAATTTTGGTTTAAGACATAGTACTGGTGCTGTTGAAATTGCAGCTCAAGAAAAGTCGTCAGGGTATTATATCTTTACCCCACCATATAGTGATGTTGCATCAATTAGAATTGTTTATACAAATGTTAAAAAGAATGGCTTGATAGTTGCAGTGAAAAGATTTAATAGTATTAGTTTAACTTGGGAAAGACAATATCTTCCAACAGTATATGATGATTATCAAGCAAGTTCTTATTATGAAAAAGAACTGTTTAATAAAGTTGAAAGAGCTCCAGGTTCTGGTGTATATAATTTAGTTCCTAATGGTTCGTCCGCTCTTGCAGTTTTTATTAAATGGACCAAAGTAGAAGTAGAGATTAAAAGATACAATCCTAATACCTTTCAATGGGAATTACAAAATTACCCAACAGTCAAACCTTCAACACCAAACAATGGTGATTACTGGGTAGATCTTAGCGAAACAAATTTTGGTTTGTTAGATTTTAGATATGTAGGGTTAGCTGGTATATGGACACCGGTAGTGGTAAATGTAGTGAATAGTGTTCCATTAAATTCATTTGGTTCAAATTATAATTTAATTGTTGTTAAATCAAACGGAACCTTTAAGGTAATGAGGAAGAGTAATGGAATTTGGAAATACTTAGAAAGATTACCTAACGGAGTAAAGACTGCATTTGATCCAAACATATTTTATACAAAATATGATGCAGAAACACCAGTTACTAATCTTCAATACGACGTATGGTTCAAATACACTTCAATCTTTGACGGCAATGATTCAGAGATAACATGTACATTAAAGAGCTTGGATAGTTTACCAACAGAACTTACTGTTGGTCTTGATGGAGACATTATTGGAAAGATAAGTCCAAATACTGGATCAGTTTATAAGAGCTTTTACACGGAAAATAGACTATATCTAATAAATGATGTTGTCACCTTTGACAATAATCTTTATATCTGTGTAAATCAATATAGAAGTTCAGGAAATTGGTTAAATGAAATTACTAATTGGCAACCTTATTTCTTTCCTAAGAGAGTTGTTACAAGCATAGATGCTAATATATCATCTGACACATCTAGGTTTGCAATCGCAGGACCAGATGGTACTGATAATACTACTATAGACAAATTGTTTAGATTTAGAGTTAGAGCTAATGACACACAAAATGTTGGATTTGTTGACAAAGATTTTAACATTGAATATCAATCCACTACTAATATAACACTAACTAATATCTATCTACAACCATTCTTAAGTAAAGAAGGAAGAGATTTATACTTTAATTTTATAACAGACCCAGTAATTTTTCCACAGAACAGCATTTATAGATTAGAAGACAGTAATTTTAGTGTGCAACGTGTTCCAAAAATGTTATTATTAGGCGGAATTGAAAGTACCAGTGCTGAACGATATGCCAGTGCTGTGCAAAGAAATTATTACGACAGACCACTTTATTTTGGCGAAGTAAAATCTGCTATTGCTAAAAAAGGAACAAATATTGAATATGAAGTAATTTATATTGAAATAAATGATCCTTACGAAATTAATAATGTTAGTGTTGCTGAATCAATTAAGTTAGGTTTTGAATATGACCTATTAACTGCTGATTATACTAAACTTAGAATGGATACTAATGAAAACACAGTTGACGACACTGGATTAGATACTGTATATCCAAGCAGTATTACACTGATGCAAAAGGGAATTGAAAATGTAAGTTCACAAAAAATAGAAAGTGTATTAGTAGAGCCAACGTATGACGGCCCGTATGTTGGCGACGAGCCATTAGGTTGGGGATTAGTTGGTAATATAGATCCCCCTACTCTTTTTGAAGATTGGGGATTGATCAACGAACGAGTTGCTGTAATTGACGACTTCTTGTCTGTTACAGAAGCATTGAAAAAGGACGATAATTATAGACCTCTGTGGATGAATACCAGTCAAGACGGAACTGGTAATATCATAGGGTTCGTAAAGGCCGTGCCAATTTGCTATTTGAAGCCTGGAGAAGGCGCCAAAGTATTAGAATTGATAAAGAAGAGCAACTTTGACTTTAAGAAGTTGAATTTTACAATAGATAGAATTATAATTCAAAATCCACAGGGTAGCACTGGGGATAAATATATTAAGTTTATTAACAGGGAAATCATATGACAGCCGTAAGCGCAATCGTTTTTAGCACAATTAATGAAAATTTTCCTACAGCTGGACAGGATAATGACAGTCAAGGCTTTAGAGATAATTTTGCTAGGATTAAAACAGCCTTGAGCACAGCTCAAACTGAGATCACATATCTTAACACAAATTCTGTTGACAAAACAACCAACAACGATATGGGTAATAATACCCTAAGTAATTTAATATTAAAAAATTACGGAGTAAGAAGCAGTCCAGACGTAAATTCTGCTGGTACAGTTAATGTAATTACTTTTAGCGATTTTCAATATAAAAAATATTCAGTCAACAATACAACAAATACTTTTCAAATTGATAATTGGCCTGTGGACTGCTACGCAGAATTTAGACTAGAAGTTATTTCAGCGGCTGGTACTAAAAGAGTACAATTCCAAAAAGGCGTTATTAATAATAGTTTAGGTAGCCCTACACAATTTCTACATTTAGGACAAGGATTTGGTAACACCAATTATGTAGATTGCATCAGAGAAGCAAATAGTAAACTGCAACGATATGTCTTTAAAATTTCTAGCCCAGATGGTGGTATCAACACCTTTGTAGATTTAGAAGGCGTATATCAGCAACAGGCTTGATAATGCACCCACTTCAGATAGATTTATCAAAGATCTCTGATAGCGACTTAGAAGAAAAAATTAGAGATCTTACTAAAAAATACACTACCGTTTTACAGGTAAGTCCTTCAGCAAGCACTCAACTATTAATGCTCCTAGAAGATTATAAAATTGAAAAAGAATCTAGAGAGCAAAGAAAAATAGAAGCAATGAACAAAGATCTAGGCAAAGACCTAGACGATCTAATCAATATTGGTTGACATCAAACGTAAAATGTAATACAATACATGTATGCGTGTAAATCAGTATGGTCAAATTATCAGATCTGAAAAAGAAGTAATCGAAGCCCTTTTTCAAAATCCAAATTTAGATATATCTATAATTGATTTTGACAGCAATAATGTTGTTGAAAAATTCAATAATTCTTCTAATGTCTGCGGAATCAATCTTCAAATTAAAAAGAATAAAGAAATAGACATTAGCATTGAAGAGTTTGATAAAAATAATCAACAGCAATGGTTCATACCAGATGAATCAAATAACTTTGATATTGAAACATGGTTGTTTGAACAATGCCAAACTGAAAAAGAGTTTTTTAGAGTAAAAGATGAATTAGATTTGTATCAGCAATTCAATCTACGACAAATATTGATAATTGCAAAGTATTTGGTTGATACATTTAGAAAAAATCAATTAGTTTGGGGTGTTGGTAGAGGCAGTAGTGTTGCCAGTTACTGTCTATACCTAATAGGTTTACACAAAATTGATAGTATAAAATATAATTTAGATGTCAGAGAGTTTCTAAAATAAGTATAAGACAAGGAGAATACCATGGCTGAAAGAAAGATTTACAAAACAATGCAGGGAAGAGAAATAGATTTTGATAGTTTAAGACTATCTAATGAACTAGTTCCTGCTGTAGGGAATATGCGTGTAAACGCTCGAGGCGATGAAATACGTCCCAATGGGGAAATAGTAAGATCAAGAGATGAAATTTCAGAGCAAAAAAATCAAACAGAAATAAAACAAATACAGGAAACTGAATTTAACGAGGACTTTGGACCTGAACCTGAAATTACTCCAGAACAGGCACAAGAAATTTTGTCCAAAAAGAAAAAGCCACAGGAGAAATAAATGGCAGCAGTTAAAGGCAATTTACGTCCTTTAGGTGACAAAATTTTTGTTACGGACATGAACTTTGGTGAAAGCAAGACTAAGTCTGGCATTGTACTAACATCTGATGACGGAAAAAGTAGCGGACTACATCCAAGATGGGCGAGAGTTATTTTTGTAGGTGATGATCAAAAAGATGTCAAACCTGGTCAGTGGGTGTTGCTTCAGCATGGGCGCTGGACTAGAGCAATAGCTTACGAAATAGAAACAGGTGAAGAAATTAAAATCCATATGGTGGATAATGAAGGACTTCTATTAGTAAGTGATGAAAAACCAGAAGAAGACGCAATGCGTGTTAGCATTGGTGCAATGAATTTTAACATTCCAGGATAATTATGACAAATCCTTTTAAAGATCAAGAAAAATTTATGCGGGCCTGTGACCAATCAGTTGAAGGCTTTAATCAAGATCAATTTAAATTATATCTTGATTTAATGGAAGAAGAATGGAAAGAATTGAAGCTTGCCATTGATAATAATGACAACGTTGAAACCTTAGACGCATTGTTAGATTTTATCGTTGTAACAATTGGTGCTATTCATTCAGCTGGTTTTGAGGGAGAAGGTGGCTGGAAAGAAGTTATGCGAACTAACTTTGCCAAGATTGATAAAGAAACTGGCAAGGTGCGTAAGCGTGAAGATGGTAAGGTTCTTAAACCAGTAGGTTGGGCTCCGCCAGATTTACGACCGTTTATCAGTAAGCAATAAAATCATAGGGTCTTGACAGGCCCTTTTATTTTCTATATAATAAGGAGAAAATAGGAGAGTCTTTATGAATAATAACAGCCTACAAAAAGAAATAGAACTAGCAGAAGATTTAAAAGATAAACTTGATGCGATTGAAGGTAAAAAATCAAAACGTACAAGAAAAACTAAAACAGATCAAAAAGTAACAACACCTTACGACAAAATTGTTGATGAAAGTTTCATACCTAAACTTGACAGTACAAAAAAGAAAGTTGAGGAAATAGAAAAATCATCATTATCAGAAAATGAAAGCAATTATCCAGATCCAGTAAAACATAAACATATTAGTTTTATTAAAAGTGGATTTAGAATTTTAGCGGGTGCTACTTTATTTTTTGGTGAATTCGCTATAGCAGGTGTTTTGTTTATTGTTGCTGAATTACTTGGCGTCTATGAAGAAATGGTATGAGAATAGGGTTTACTTGTAGTACGTTTGACTTGTTTCATGCAGGGCATGTAATGATGCTTGAAGAAGCTAAAAAGCAATGCGAGTTTTTGATCGTGGGATTACAAAGTGACCCCACAATTGATCGTCCAGGAATTAAAAATAAACCTGTACAAGGACTTTTTGAACGCTGGGCACAGCTAAGAGCTTGTAAATTTGTAGATCAAATAGTCCCATACAGTACTGAAAAAGAACTTAGAGATATTTTACTTTCATTTCCTATTAATGTTAGAATATTAGGCGAAGAGTACGCAGGCAAAGAATTCACAGGTCATGACATTCCTATGGAATTTTATTTTAATCAACGTAAACACAGTTTTTCAACAAGCGAATTAAGACAACGAGTTATAGAGGCTAATAAATGAAACAATTATGGGTAGAAAAATATCGTCCAAAAACAGTTGACGGTTATGTTTTTAGAGACGACAACCAGCGTATGCAGGTACAGTCTTGGATCAAACAAGGAAGTATTCCACACTTACTTTTAAGTGGTAGTCCAGGCATTGGAAAAACTACTTTGGCAAAACTTCTTCTTAATGAGTTAGAAATTCCAGATTATGATGTATTAGAGATCAATGCATCACGTGAGCGAGGTATTGGAGAAGTCAGAGATAGAATTACTAATTTTATTAGCATGATGCCATTTGGTCCTTTTAAAGTAGTTCTGCTAGATGAAGCAGACATGCTGACTCCAGAAGCCCAGGCCGCTATGCGTGGTGTTATGGAAGAATATGCAAGTACCAGTCGATTTATTTTGACCTGTAATCATCCTAATCAAATTATACCTGCAATACACAGTCGTTGCCAACAATTTCACTTTGAAAAAATTGATCAAACAGAATTTACTGCTCGTGTAGCAACAATACTTGTTGAAGAAAATATTGAATTTGATTTAGACACTTTGGACACATACGTTAAAGTAACATATCCAGACTTACGTAAATGTATTAACCTAGTACAACAAAATTGTAGAGACAATTCACTAGTAGCACCAAATTCCAGTGATGCAGGGATGCAGGATTGGAAAATTAAAATGGTAGAATTGTTCAAAGCTGGTAAGATACAAGACGCACGTAAACTAATTTGTTCAAATGCTCGTCCAGAAGAATTAGGCAGTGTTTATCGTTGGATGTATGACAATTTAGATGTTTTTAGTAAAGAAGATGAAGTACAAGATCAAGCAGTATTAATCATTAAACAAGGCTTAGTTGATCATACATTAATTGCAGATCCAGAAATTAATCTAAGCGCAACTTTAATTAAATTGGCTAGACTATCATGACATTTTTAGTTACAGAAAATTGTATTAAATGCAAGTTTACAGACTGCGTTGCAGTTTGTCCAGTTGATTGCTTCCATGAAGGACCAAATTTCTTAGCTATTAATCCAGACGAATGTATTGACTGCGGAGTGTGTGTACCTGAATGCCCTGCTGATGCGATAGTTGCAGACAATGATGCAACTGTAGACGTTCCATTTTGGCGTGATTTGAATAAAAAATTAAGTAATCAATGGCCCGTCATAACTAGGAAAAAAGACCCATTGCCTGATGCAGATCAATGGAATGGGACTCCAAACAAAATAGATTTATTAGAACCATAATGAGTAATTCGGCCAAAGGAAAAGATAGTTATGATTCAAAAATAGGGGATACACTTGTCCCCTTTTTTAATCGCAATGTAACTCCTTATCCTACAGAAGTTGGTGCTCCTAATTTTGATTTAATACCTGTATCTAAACAAAAAGATATAATGATAAATCATGCTAGGATGTATGCTCAGCAAGAGTATAACAGAATTATGGAACTAGTTACAGTTTTACAAAAACAAGCAGAGTCTATTAAAAGAAGATTAGATGTTACTGATGCAGTACATGCCGCTGAGTATCAATTTCAAGTGGTAATGGGACAATGCTATTGGCTGGTATGGGATGCTAGAAAAAAGAAAACGTTATTGACTCATAACGGACCAAAAGATTGGAGTACAGGTGCTCCTGAAGATTATGTCTATCAAACTCGTGTAAAATATATGGGAGACCACACTTGGTTAGAAGTAGACGAAGAAGGCAACGTTAAAGAATAGAAAAGGGGCAATGCCCCTTTTCTTATAACGTGTCTCCGTAAAGTGCTAGTATTTCTTTTACAGCATCATGCCTTTCGATATCCTTAACATTAAATTCAACTAAATCTACGGCTCTATGGGTGTTAGTAGATTTGTATTTTTCAATAAAGTCAACTAGGCCGTTAGCTGTAGGACGGTCGGCTTGTTGCAGGTCGCCAGTGACCGCCATTTTGCTATTTTCCCCAAGTCTAGTGAGTAACATCTTCATTTGACTTGGCGTTGCGTTTTGCATTTCGTCAGCAATAATAAAACTGTTTTTAAAAGTCCTCCCTCTCATATAGGCTAATGGGCTGATCTCCAAGATTCCGTCTTCCATCATTCCCGCAATTTCTTGCGGAGTATAATGTTCTTCAAAGACATCAAAAATGGGCCTAGTCCATGGAGCCATTTTTTCATTTAACGTTCCAGGTAAGAATCCATGCTCTTCGTCAACACTAACTGCTGGGCGTGTTATAACTATCTTTTCGACAGTTCCTTCTTGCAATGATTTAATAGCCATTTGCACACCCAATAGAGTTTTGCCCGTTCCCGCAGGACCGATAGCAAATACTATATATTTTCGTGGATTTTTGAGCAGTTCTAGGTAAGTTTCCTGCGATAAGTTGCGAGGAACTATATGAACCTGACGTTTTTTGTGCTGAAATTTTTTAATCTCAATGAGATTGCTGTTTTGTGAACTATTACGTTCACGCTGTTTCGCTCTTGACAATGAACACCTCCTTGTAAATCGCGACCTGCAATTATATTTAAGGGGGTTGAAAAAAACCTAGCTCATATACCCAAATTTTTTGCTAAATATTATCGAGGACTAAAAAATGCTAGATATCATTGACGTAATTAAGAATACTAAAGAGGTTTATGGGGCAAACAGCAGTATCAGCATCTTGAAAGATTTCGAGAGGGTGCTGGACGAGCTTGATTTGTATGTTTTTGAGAACTGGGAAGATGGCGAACTTGTTGAAGGCCCAATTGTCAATAGATATACAGTTGAATGCTCTTTTATGTGGCCACATGATAAAATGCCTAATCCAGACGGCGGTAAGCGTCTGTTAGATTACGACTGTAAAGTACTTTATAGAAAAGACAAGCTATTGAAACCACGCAAGGTGTTAAGCCCTGATGACTATCGTCCAGGTAGCAAAAAGGGAAAAATTGACGAACACGCTGTTTGGATAGTAACAATTTTAATGCCTAAAAAGTTAATGCAAGACATTTATCAAGGCTACGTTAAAAAAGAAAATGATAAAATGGCAGATGATATGAGAATGCAATCATCCTCCGTTGGAGAAGCAATGCCTGATGCAAATGTAGAACAAAATGCGGAGATACAGCCAAATGCCTGAACAACTTAATGAAGGCTTAAAGGCCAAAGATCTAGAACATTTTGTTAATGATACATTTTTAGTTGACACCTATAAAAGTAAAATGGGCGAGGACAAAGATGTTTCTGTAATAAGCTTCAAAGTTAAGGATCGATTACCTGCTTTAGATTTAATGGAATTTATTGAAAGAGGTTACGGTTTTGTATTAGATGCAGATATAAGTAGCGGAGAAGAAGCAGACGGCAAATATAGTGTATTTGTTGAAATTGAACGTGACCGAAAACTTGCAGAAAGAATTGAGGAAATTATCACTGGAGTAACTAAATTAACAGGCATTGATAATTGGCGTTTTAGATATCATAAAGAATGGCAAGGCAAACCATATAGTATGGCGTTAATTGCTGAAACTATTCCATCAAGTCCTGAAGCATACTTGATGTTTCTTCAAGAGTCTAAAAACGAAGAAGTGAAAAATTTTTTAAGTGACGTATTGTATGATGATGTTGTTTTTGAAAATAACATTATGACAATATATAGACCGTTCGTTGACGGGCTAAAATTTGAAGTTCGTAACATTGGTGATTACAAAACAGTTATGAATGAGAGCAATGCTGATATTAAACTAGACGAGCAATCTAATGCTCAGACTGTTTTCTTAAGTAAAATTTTTAAAAATTACGAAGTAATTAAATTAGGTGAAAATTTTATGATTAGAAGAAACGATCAGTCAATACTAGTCAAACCACTATGAGGGCGAAAAATGAGTTTTACATTTGATTTTAAAAAAGAACAACTAGCACAAATTATTCCTGGTAATCCTTATTTGGATCACTGGTTTCATGCTTTAGACGAAATTTTACCAGAATATGAAATTAATACTCCACAACGTGTGGCAGCATTTCTAGCACAATGCGCTCATGAGAGTGGCGGATTTCGAGCTTTGAAAGAAAATTTAAATTACAAAGCCGCAACATTGCGTAAAATTTTTCCTAAGTATTTTCCAGATGATGCAATAGCTAATCGTTACGCTAGTTTGCCAAATAAACAAGAAGCCATTGCTAATCGTGTTTATTGCAATCGTATGGGTAACGGCGACGAGGCCAGCGGTGACGGATATCGTTACTGCGGACGTGGGTTAATTCAGTTAACAGGTAAAGACAACTATACTTGGTTTGCTGCCAGTTTAGAAATACCAGTTGAAGAGGCCGCAGAATATTTGCAGACATTTGAAGGGGCAGTACAAAGTGCTTGCTGGTTTTGGGAAACCAATAATTTAAATGTTCAAGCAGATGCAGGCGACATTAAATTAATGACCAAAAAGATCAACGGCGGTTACATTGGATTAGATGACCGTATCAAGCATTACAATCACGCACTACACGTTTTTGGAGCACACTAAGATGTGGCAATTTCAATGGATGTTGAGTTTAATTCCAGATAGTATTTTTGTTTGGATTACTTACATTTTGATGATCATTGGTGCTGGATTATACGTAGCCAGCAAATTAGTTAAATGGATTCCATTGATGGGACAATATAAACTCCCAGCGGAATTAATCGGCATTATAGTATTATTAGCTGGTACATATCTATTTGGTGGCTACGGAGTAGAGATGAGCTGGAGAGATAAGGTAAAGCAACTTGAAGAAAAAATTAGAATAGCAGAAGAAAAAAGTGCTCAAGTTAATACCGTTATACAAGAAAAAATTGTATATAAAACCAAAGTTATTAAACAAAAAGAAATTGAGTACATTGATCGAATCAAAGAAGTAGAAAAAGTAATTGATGCGAAGTGCGAGGTTGATCCTGTTGCTATTGATATTCTTAACAAAGCAGCCAGTGATCCAACTAAATCAGAAACCACCTCAGGAGAAACAAAATGAAATATTTGCTTGTTTCGCTTGTATTTTTGACCGGCTGTTCTACTACAGTTCCAGTAACATTAAAATTTCCTACCGTTCCGCCAGAACTTGCAGAAGCATGTCCTGATCTAGAAAAAACTCCAGAAGGAACTACCCAACTAAGCAAAACTTTAGAAGTTGTAGTGAAAAATTATAGCAAGTATCATCAATGCAAATCTAAAGTTGATGCTTGGAACGAGTGGTATCAGGAAAACAAGAAAATTTACGATTCAATTAAATAGTAGCATATAAAGGAGCGACAGATGGCATTACATGATACCATTTTAAAGATGATTAATAAAGAACCAAAAGATCCGGATGCACCAAAGCCTCCAGTAGGATCACGTTCAGAGCGTGAAGCAAAAATTAAAGACAAAGCAGGTATGGTCATTTCCGTATTTGCATTATTTTTAGCAGTCAACAGTTGGTATGGCGGCAAGTTAAGTTCAACAGTTCTTAACAATACACTAGGTGCCAACAATGCTTGGGCACAGTATCAAGCAAAGAACAATCGTTTAGTTAGTTACGAGATTGCCAGCAAGACAACTAGCGATCCTGCTCTAAAGAAAGAGTTTAAAGCAGAGGCAGAACGTATGGACAGCGACAAGAAAGAAATCGCTATCAATGCACGTAAGATGGAACACGATCGCGAAGTAGCAAAAAAATCTAGTCCATGGATTGGATATGCAAGTACAGCCTATCAATTGGCCATTGTAGTTTTATCCGCAAGTATTCTTGCAGTTAGCATGGGCATGTTTTGGGCAAGTTTTGGAGTAGCAGGTATTGGACTAGTTTTAAGCCTAAATGGCTTATTCCTTTGGTTCTAAATAATTAAGTTAGGAGCGGATTATGCCAACAGCAGAAGAGTATGAAAAAATGAGTGATAGCGAAAAGAAAAAAGAAGATTGGATGAATAGTAAATGGCGTCCAATGATGGGCTGGCTATACATGGGCGTATGTGCATTTGATTTTGTACTATTCCCAGTAATGTGGTCAGCATTACAAGCAGTGATGCATGTAGGTCAGATGACACAGTGGCAACCATTGACATTACAAGGTGCTGGACTATTCCACATCGCAATGGGTGCTGTACTAGGTATTGCGGCATTAGGTCGTACACAAGAAAAATTAGCAGGAGCAAATAATGGCGGAGCACAAACACCAGCACCAACAGCAGGCTTTAGCGTACCTCCGGCAGCACCAAGCAGTTTCAGCGCACCAGCTACGCCAAGTTTCGGAGCACCAAGCACCCCAAGTAGCTTTGGCGGAGGCAGCTTTGGAAGCGCACCTAAACCAGCAAGTGCTCCAACGTATAGTGCCCCAACATCAGTAATGACTAGCAGTACTGGAAAACCAATGCCAGTACAGCCTGATCAACCAGAACTCTAAAAGGAGAGTATTATGAAACATTTATTATTTGTAGCAGGTCTAGCATTGGCGGTTTCCATGCCATTGCAGGCCGCAGATGAAGCACCTAAGACTAAAAAAGTTTGTGTAATGCAAAAAGATGCTAAAACTGGAAAAGAAAAAGAAGTTTGTAAAAACGTAAAAATCCATAAAAAGCATGAAGGCACAAAACCTGAAGATGTTAAAAAAGCTGAACCAGCTAAAAAAGCTGAACCAGCTAAAAAGGACGCCGCTAAGAAATGAAAAAATTCCTTATTGCAATCAGTATTGTTAGTTTAACAGGCTGTGCTAGTGTTAAGGAAATGATTCCTAGCTTTTCAGATCCAAATCAATCTGCTAAGATTATTGATGTAAGACAGAGTGTGGAGCAACTAGATTGCAAACAAGTTCATGCTCCACAAGCTAAAAAAATCAAAGATAATTTAGATTGGTTTGAATTATATTCTGTAAGTAAAGGATGGCGTCAAAATGATGTTCTCAAATTGATTAAACCAATGCAAGAAACTGTAGATGAATTTTACAAACGCAGTACTGCTGAAAAACAAGGTTCAGATGCATATTGTGAAATCAAAAAGAAAGTCATGAAAGTTCAAGCTGAAAAAGCCGCAACGGCAATATTAGGGAGATTTTAAATGATTAATGATTTGATTACATTATCACAAGACAATGGTCCAATTGGTGAGAGGGCAAGAATTGCTTTACAGTTAACTGAGCAAGTTAATAGACAAGAAATTAGCGCAGATGAGTATCAAGAATTAATGAGAGACTTGACACGGTTAGATGAAGTTACCGAGCAATCAAGTTCTATTGAAATGAAAACTATGTTAGTTTCTGCTATCTATGTAGTTGCTCAATTAGCATAACAATGTTCTTTAACTTTCAAAAGGCAGCTTGACAGTTGCCTTTCTTTGTTATATAATAGTGCTATGAAAGATTATTATGGAATATTGGGCGTACCAAAAACAGCAACGCAGGATGATATAAAAAAAGCCTTTAGAAAAATGGCTATGAAACATCACCCTGACCGCGGGGGCGACCAAGGTAAATTTAAAGAAATAAACGAAGCTCACGACATATTGAGCGACAATGACAAACGTATGATGGTAGATCAAGGAATTGATCCACTCAATCCAAACCAACGACAGGGACAGCATTTCCATAGTAGCGGTAGTCCTTTTGAATTCCATTTTGGTGGTCATCCGCACATGGATGATATTTTAAGAGGATTTGGATTTAACTTTGGTGGCCCGCAATGGGGTAACCAACCTCCTAGAAAAAATAAATCTCTTAATATTAATCTAAATGTTAGTTTAGAAGAAGTTTATACAGGGGTTACTAAAGAGTTAGAATTAACTTATCCTGGTAATAACGTAAGGTCTATTAAAATAGAAATCCCTAAAGGTGTAGACAATGGGGTAACTATCAGATATGAGGGCATGGGTGATAGGTCAAATGCTGGGCTTCCGCCTGGCGATCTTTTAGTAAATATCAATGTCATGCCACATCCTGCATTTGTTAGAGAAGGAATGAATTTATTAAGAGATGTAATGGTAGATTGTTTTTCAGCAATTACAGGTACAAGTATAGCATTTATCACGTTGGATGGTAGAAGACTTGAAGTTACTATTCCACCTGGAATACAAGCCGGAACTACCCTTGGATTAAAAAATGAAGGTATGAAAGATAATAAAGGCAATGTAGGAAAACTTTATGTAAGAGTTAATATACAAATTCCTACACACTTGTCAGCAGAAGTTCTTGATTTAGTTGAGCAAATAAAAAATAAAATTTAAATATTAATATGGCATTAACAATAATAAAATATCCAAATCCAATATTAGATGAAGTCATGCCAGATTTTGACTTTGAAAATCCAATAATGGATCCTAAAGAATTAGAAATAGACATGCTGGCTTGCATGTTCGCTAACAATGGGATTGGACTTGCGGCTCCGCAAGTAGGTATCAAAACTAGAATGTTTACCATGGGACATGTTTCTATGCCTGAAAATAGTTTTGCAGTATTCAATCCAGTTATTGTTGATTGCAGTACTGATTTACGTATGCTAGAAGAAGGATGTTTGAGTTTTCCTGGAGTTTACGCTAATGTTAAGCGACCATCATGGATAGTTGCTGAGTACTTTGATAAGAATGGAGAAAAGAAAACAGATAAACTTGAAGGGTATAACTGTGTTTGTTTCTTACATGAAATGGACCATTTAAACGGAGTAGTTTTTAAAGATAGACTTAGTCAGTTAAAATGGGCTCTGGCTGTTAAAAAATCAAAGAAGGTAAAACATTATGCTTGAACCAAATGAAGAATTAGAACAAATTTTTGAAAATGCTGTACTTACAGCCATAAACCATAAACACCAATACATTACATTAGAGCATTTTCTCTATAGTATGGTTCGTAATCCAACTTTTAATCGTATTCTAACTGACTATGGCATCAAAGTTGATGATCTAGTTTCTAAATTAGAAAACTATATTAACAACGAACTTATTAGTATTGTTGACGTAAATTTAAATTCTAGGCCAAAGAAAACAAACAGCGTAGAAAGAATGCTCAATAGAGCATTTACACAAACACTATTTGCTGGAAGAACTACCATTGAACCGTTAGATTGTTTCCTAAGCATATTGCACGAAAAGAAGAGTCATGCTGCCTTCTATCTACGTAGTTCTGGCATTGAAAAAGACAAATTTATTGATTACTTAAACAAAGAAAATTTAAATCAATTGAGCGAAGAAAACGAAAATGTTCCTGAGAACAAACTAGAAGCTATCATTAATAATTTCTGTACCAATCTAAACAACAAGGTCAAGCAAAAACAAATTGATCCAGTTATTGGACGTGACAAAGAAATTGAAGAGATGCAATTAGTACTTGCAAGACGTCACAAAGCCAATGTTATGTTAATTGGAGATCCAGGTGTAGGTAAGACTGCACTTGCAGAAGGATTAGCACGTAAAATTGTTGAAGGCAATGTTCCTAAGTTTATCCAAGACCACACAGTTTACACGTTAGACATTAGTTCATTACTTGCTGGTTCCAAATATCGCGGTGACTTTGAAGAGCGACTAAAAACTGTACTTACTGCTATCCAAAAACGTAAAAAAGCAATTTTGTTTATTGACGAAGCACATATGATGAACGGTGCAGGTGCAAGCAGTGGTCAAAGTAATGATATGGCAAATATGTTAAAACCTGCTTTAGCCAAAGGCGGATTTAAGGTTATTGCAAGTACTACATGGGAAGAATATCGCAAACACTTTGAAAAGGATCGTGCGTTGATGCGCAGATTCCAACGTGTAACTATTGACGAACCTAATGAAGAAACATGTATTAAGATTTTAAAAGGTCTTCGTAAGTATTACGAAAAACATCATGGTGTTAAAATCACCAATCAAGCTATTGTTGATAGTGTCAAATATTCTATCAAATATATGAGTGATAAAAAGCTACCCGACAAGGCCATTGACTTGATAGATTGTGCATCAGCACGTTTTAAAGTTAAAGATGAAGAAGGTGGTATAGTTGATCACGATGAGATCGTATTTGAAGTAGCAAAGATTACAGGTCTGCCGTTAGAACAGATTGCCGCAAAAGAAACCAAAGTCTTACATGATTTAGAAACAAGCATTAAGTCTGAAGTATTTGGACAAGATACAGCAGTTGAATCATTACTAGACAAGATTTATATTGCACAAGCTGGTTTGAAATCACACAATAAACCCATTGGTAGTTTCTTATTTGTAGGCCCAACTGGTTGTGGTAAGACAGAAACTGCCAAAGTGCTATCTGAAAAAATGAGTATTAAACTTGTTCGCTTTGATATGAGTGAATTCCAAGAGAAGCACTCTGTTGCTAAGTTTATTGGTGCTCCTCCAGGATATGTTGGTTTCGAAGATAACGCAGGACAGTTAATTACTACACTACAAGAAAATCCAAATTGTGTATTATTGTTAGACGAAATTGAAAAAGCACACCCAGATGTAAGCAACGTATTACTTCAACTGATGGATAACGGGTTTGTAACTGGATCCAATGGCAAGAAAGCAGATGCACGTAACGCTATTCTTATTATGACCAGTAACTTGGGTGCCGCTGATGGTGAAAAGAAGAACATTGGCTTTGGTAGTCAAGACAAACTTGGTGCAACTGACGAAGCTGTCAATAAATTCTTTGCTCCAGAGTTTCGTAATCGATTGGACGGCATTATTAAGTTTAAGAAACTTGAACATAGTGTTATGATTAAGGTAGTAGACAAATTTATCAAAGAAATGAATTCTCTAATTTCTGATAAAAATGTGTTTGTACAATTGACTGATAGCACTAAAGAATTCTTAATTGAAAAAGGATTTGATCCTAAGATGGGTGCTAGACCAATGCAACGAGTAATTGATGATAAAATTAAGCGTCCTCTAAGTAGAGAAATCTTATTTGGTCGATTAATTAACGGTGGTATTGTACAGGTAGCGTATGTAAACAATGATCTAGTATTTGAATACATGGATCCACTACCAATTGCACCAAGTTTACCAGTTCAAGATGAAGAAATCATTGAAGATTAAAGAGTGTACAACTAAAAAGCTATTTTATAAAAAATGGCTTTTTAAAATTGTCATAGAATGTGGAGGGTTGAGTTCTCTCCACAGGCGTGGCATTGAATACATACAAACTATTAAGCCAATGTACAATAGTTCTAGTACTTGGCTTAAGTCTTCAACACAGACAATAATTTCTAATAGGCATAATTTAATTGAAATAGCATATAAACTTGAGGACATCTTAACTCTAGCTCCTAATCAAATTAGGACTGAAGGCGGGAGTACAGCTATTTTTACAAATAGTGAGAAATTAATTAAAGAAGTATCTATTCAATTACAAAAATATGTTGTTGAAATACATCGACCTGCTGGCACTGAGCAAGCAGATTTTCTATTAACTAATAAAAATAAAATTATTTGTGAACGTCTTCCCTTAGCCGGTTACAGGTACAAAGTACATTTTAAAAATGGTGAGTTCAAAAAAGAAAATATGGACTCTTTTTTAAATTGGGCTAAAAATTTTGAGGATGGCAGGATACACATTCCAAAAAGTACCAAAAGAATACTCGAAGGTGAAACTTATCCTATGATGTATGGAAATTATTTTTATGCCAAAGATCAAAAAATGGCTGCTATGGCTCTAATGATTATGGGCGATCATTTGAATAAGTCAGAAGAATTTGTACTAAAAAGCGAAGTAAACACTTAAATATACTATTATGCCAAGAATCAGTAAAACATTTTTGTTTAGTACTGGGGTTGATTCCCTAGGAAACCCTACAACTAGGGAGATTGATTCTAATGGTAACAAAATTAAGAGTACTTCTATCACATATCCGCCACAGACTCAAGGGGCAGTGACTTACTACAGTGAAGCCATAGAGGGCAGTGGATACTATAACGGATCAGGACTTCACACAACCACATATTCCCCATGGTGGCAGGAAGGTGTGAACAACATCCTTGTAATAAACAACTTTAGGGGAAATGTTGTTATCCAAGCCACATTGGCCACTACTCCAACAGACAATGATTGGTTTGACGTTAGCAGTACGTATAGTGAGTTTGACAGTAATAATTATGGCAACATTCTACACAATTTCCGTGGAAATTATGTGTGGATACGTGCAAAAGTAGTGATAACCGCCGGTGTTTTAAGCGAAATCGCAGTTAATCACTAATTTCAATCCCGTAGGTTTTAAAATAAATACATGATGGAAAGCCGTCAAGTATATTTGCGGCTATATAATCAGTAGAGAAAAATAATGAAATTACTTGAATTCTTCAGCAAAGCAAACTCGGATGATGATGACGCTAAGATTGAGACCGATCTACAAAAAGATTTAATGGGCTTTATTCTTGACGATGATGAACTATACAAAGAACACATTCTTCCCCTTGTGTCAAAAATTAAAAAAGGCAAAGATGTTGAAGCGGAAGACTTCATGAAAGCAATCAATCAAGGATGCTTAAAGTTCTATAAAGAAAAAGAGTTTAAAAAAGATCCTAACAAAATGTTTCCAATTAAAATGCGAAAAGAACTGGCAGGAAATTTATTAACTATCAATACCAAAGGCCCAAAGAAAGATGAAAATTCAAGAACTACTGATTGAGAGTATTATAAAGCCTGAATTATTGAACATGTTTCTAAAACATTGTTCTGAAGAATTAGGTCTTGAATCGTTGCCTGAAATAAATCTTGTTAACGATAAACAATACTCAATTGATCACAAGTCCTTTGGGGGTTATCAGCCAGGAAAACAATCAATTATATTGGCAACCAAAGATAGACACCCAGTAGATATTTTTAGAACATTAGCACACGAACTAACACATTATAAACAAGATTTAGAAGGACAGTTAGAAGATGATAATGTAGGCGATACTGGTAGCCCACAAGAAAATGAAGCCAATGCAATGGCAGGAATAATAATGCGTAATTTTGGTCAGAAGTTTCCAGAAGTATTTGAATAAGGTCCAATATGCGTATTAAAGAATTATTTGAAGGCGGGTGGGATACCACAAAAACACAGAGTACAGAGTTAACACCTGCTGTAGTACGTGTGGCTCTTGGTGTGGTAGATCAATTTGTTAAGGACTTCAATAATTACACTAATTCACAAGGTATACCATCAATACAGCGTGGTAAACCAACAGGTAGTACTGCATATTATGAACAAGACGAAGTAGAAAAACCAGATAACATTTACGGCGACATTGATCTTCAAATGATTGCGCCAATCAAAGAAAACGAAACAAATGCACAATTTACCAGTTACTGGAATGATTTAACTGATCAATTTGCAAAAAGTGGTCAAGTTAATTATATAGATACTAGTGAAAGTAAACCAGGACATCCTATCATACAAGTTGGACGTGATCAATATGTCCAAGTAGATTTTATGTGGCACCCAGGTAAACTAGCCAAATGGGGTGCGGCACGTGTAACTCCAGAGCGTGGTGTTAAAGGCATGTTATTTGGTAATATGTTTAGTGTATTTGGTGAATTATTAGACATGAGTATACAACATGCTGGAGTACAATTAAAAGTTATTGATGATCAACGTGTTCCATTTAGTAAGCAAAAAGGAACACAACTAATAACTGTTACTATTGAACCAGAAACGTTTGTATTAGATACATTTAAATATCTTGCAAAGAGAATGGGTATTAATAATCCTAAAATTGATCCGTTGTTGTCAAAATTTCCTGGCAATAATATAAATGATGTTAAAATTGTTACATTAGTAAACTCTGTTAAAGGCTTTGCTGCCAGTGCCCAAGCAAATGGCATGTTTGGTAAAAATGATTTAAGCAATTTTTCATCAGGACAGGATTTCTTAAATAAATTTTTACAACGATACGAAGAAAAAGCTATGATAGATGTACAAGGCAAAAAGCGTGATAAAGCAACAACACCAGAGGCGCAGGCACGTGCTGAGGCAGACAAACAAAAGATTTTAAGTGGTCTTGAAATGGTTAAGGGATTATTCTAATGAGAGCAAAAGAATTTATTACTGAAGTATCAGAAAAGAAAATCACCAATAGACAGGGCCAGTCGGCTGCTGGTATAAATTTATATACTGATGGTGAAAGACGAAATAGCGATTATGTTTCATATCGTCTAGGTATGGCGCTTGCCTGTACAGATGGAACAAACGATCCTGAAATAGATGCTAAAAGTTGGACTGATAAGAGCAAGACTACTCATCCTTATACATCTCAAGAACAAGAAATGCTTAAAAAAGCCTATAAGGCAGTGGGAGCAAATTGGAAAGATTTAACACACGGAGATCTAAAGAGCCAAGAATTAAAAACTACCAATACTGTTAGTCCTGTGGCAAAAATTAAAAAGAACAAGTACGGTGTATAATGAAAATAACTGAACTATTATTTGAAAGTGGAAAAAGGCTTGCCAAGCAAGGTATTGAAATATCTAGAGTAGACAAAGTTGCCTTTCTAAAAGCCAAATCTATTTTAGATCCAATACTGAAAAAAGCTAAACTAAAGGCCGGTTGGACTGCTGGTGGTGCTGGTAGTTTTGATCCTGAACATCCGTATGGTGGCGGTGGGAGAGATGACAGCGGCGACATTGACATTATGATAGATCCAGAAAATCTTTTAAGAAGTTTTCCACCAAACATAGAAGAATATAATAAAGCAAGTCCCAAACCACTTGGTCCAAAAGCCATGGCTAACACTTTAGCTGATCCAAATAAAAAAGCAAGATTAGAATTAGCTGCCAGTAAATGGGCGTTAGCATCTTACATGACTCAAAATGGGCTTCCGACTGATCCAGGAACACTTACTGTAGAATATAGTGCTGACGGTAAAAGTCATTCAGTAGATTTGATTGTTCGTCCTGAGAGCGCATGGGAATTACACGCACACGATTTCACTAGAGACCCAGGTATGAAAGGCGGACAACTATTCACGGACGTTTATCCAACATTAGTTAAACTAGCCAGTAGATCTACTTTTGTAGATCCAAAAACTGGAGAGGAAAAAGGAAGCCTACAGTACAGTCCAGACAGGGGACTAGTAGATAGAGAAACCAATCAAGTAGTTGCTATCAACAAAAACGATATTGCAAAAATACTATTAGGCCCACAAGCCACTGCAAGAGATATGTCTAGCATTTCTGGAATTAGAGACGCTCTAAAGAATGATCCAGCAAAGTTAAGTCAAGTTTTCCCGCAAAGTTAAACAAATAAATACATATTATGAACTTATTTGAACTGTTTAAACCTGCTAAAAATATTATTATGGAAGGTATTGACCATCCAGAAGACCTTATTATTTCACAAGGTAGTGCAGGTGCTGACAGAGTTTTGGCAGATTTATCCAGCTTACAAAAAGATCCAAGTACAATTAGCGTTAAATGGGACGGATTTCCAGCAGTAGTATTTGGTAGAGATAGTACGGGTAAACTTGTTTTCATGGACAAGCACATGTATGACAAAGTAGTCAAAGGTGCTATGGAATTTATGTCCATTAAAGATTATGATATATCTAGAGAAGCTAATCGTGGTAATCTTTGGGAAACAGAAAGCGCATTACGTCCTACATTAGATAAAATTATTCCCAATGTAAAAGACCAATATTGGATGGGAGACCTAATGTGGACTGGTACTCCTAAAACTTCTGATGGATACTTTGTTTTTAAACCTAACACTGTAGAATACCGTGTTAAAATTGATGATACTCCTGGACGTGGTAATACATTAAGCGACCAGATTGCACGTAGTATTGGTGGTATTGCGGTACATACTTTTATTCCTGGTCTTGGTCAATCAGATCAACCATTAATTGGCTTAAAAGGTTTAAGAGAAAATGAAGGAATTGTTTTTCTTGTAGGTGAAATGAAAGACAAACCAAAAGTTGGAATTAATTCAGCTCTATTAAATCAAACTAAAGCTATTATTAGTCAACACAGAACAGCCGTTGATAAATTTATTTCAGATCTAACAGCAATGAAGGGTAAAGCAGTAATAACTGCTATGGGACCTTTTATCACACGTATGCTTGAAGAGGATGATATATCTGGTAATATTGTTCCAAGATTTTTAGAATTTCTAAAAGAGCGTTTAAATGACACTGCACAAAATAAATTTTTGGGCACTAAACAAGACGGTTGGTTATATCAAGAACAAGGTGGTGGTCCAGGACTATTAGGAATTTGGACCATGTGGGCCGCAATTACAGAATTAAAAACCCATATCAAACAACAAATTGACACACAACAACAAGGTAGTGAAATTATTGCTATAACTGACGGTGTTAATGCACACGAAGGTTACGTATTTGGTTCAGGCAAAGATAAACTAAAATTAATTGATCGTTTAGGTTTTAGTCGTGCTAATTTTGCTAAACATCGTGTACCAGATGAAGAAATTGAAGCTAAGAGCAAAATGCCGTTAGCTGTGTTTTGTTTTGGTCGTATGAACCCTCCAACAATGGGACACGGACTTGTTATTAATAAAACATTAGAACTTGGTGGTGATCAAGCATTTGTGTTTTTGAGTAACAGTGTTGGACAAGATGATCCTTTAGATCCAAATGTAAAAGCACAATTTGTTTCACAAATATATCCAAACTCCGCAGATCATATTGTTCAAGATTTTGTACAAAACCCAATATATGCGGCAAATTGGTTATATAGTAAAGGATATCGCAACATGATTTTTGTTGCAGGCAGTGATAGATTAGGCAAAGAAAAAGGCAGCATTGAAAAAATACTAAGCAGTTGGAACAGTGGACCCATACGCAGTACTGATCCAGCTGGTGCAAGAGAGCATGTTGTTATTAAATTTGAAAGTGCCGGTCAGCGTGATCCTGATTCAGAGGGAGTGACTGGCTTTAGTGGAACTAAAGCTCGAAAAGCAGCCACCGATGGTGACGAGCAAAAATTCCAGCAATATACAGGAGTTGGTCCTGATATCGTTGTAAACGGTAAAACATTATATCAAGCAACAAGAGAAGGTTTGGGGATTAAAGATGAAAAACCAACAGCCCAAACAGCTCCTGTTAAACAACAGCCTCAAGCACCTCAACAACAAAATGTTCAAGTAACTAAAAAAGTTCCAGGAAAGGCTCCTATTAGTAAGGAAGTAGATTCTATGAATGAATCAAAACTACGAGACAAAGAAGATTTAACAGCAAAACGTAAGGCTCTGCAAGATATCCAGATGGACAAGCATACACATAAAGATCCAGAATTAAAAGCAGAACTAGCAAGAAGAAAAGCTTCTTTAGAAAAAGAAGCAAAGAAAATGAATCTGTCTGAATCAATTGTTCACGCATACGGTGTTTTTGAAGAACAACAATCATTCTTAGACAAATTAAAATCAGCTTTCCAAAGCCAAAGTCCTGTAAATGATAAAGTAAAGTACGGTGATACTGCTTACCCTAAATCACCTTTACAACCAGTAAGAGATAAATTTCAATCAGGAACACTAGATGTCAATCCAAATAGTACCATTGGAAGATTAAATCAACGCAATGCCGCAATAAAAGCAGCCGGTGATGAGACTAACGAAGCTCGTGCCAATACAGCAAGTGCGAGAGCAGGTTTGTCTAAACGTAAAGAAAATAAACCATTGTCACCAGAAGAGCAAATTGCCAAAGACAAAGCCAAATCTGACAAATGGTTGGAAAAAGAAAGAGCAAAGGCAGCTAAGAAAACTATTTCAGAATCACCAATTGAAATGGATCCGCAAAATCCAAACGATCCAATGGTCATGCCTCCTGGACTTAATCCAGGAAAATTAAGTTATAGAAAAGCAAGAGCGGCTGCACAATTAGCAGACCTTGCACGTATGGCTGCTGAAGCAAATGAAAAGAACAGTGCTATCATGTGGGATAGTATCGTTAGACATTTTCCAGAATTAGAAACAAATATTCGTAGTATACAACATGG